TTATTCGTTTGGAGCAGATGCAAGTACAGCGGGTAGTTATACTTTTCAAAATTTAAGTAATGATGCCTCTATAAATATTACTGCTATGAAAATTGATGCAAGCGGGAATGTCGGTATTGGTAACGCCACTATAAATACTTTTTATGATACCGCAGTAAATGTTTATGGTTCTAGTAATAGTGTAATTCAGTTCCAATCTTCCCTTACAGGTACGGCTTCAGGAGATGGTTTTGCAGTAGGCGTTCTTAATGGCGTGGCTACAGATGCGTATGTCTGGAACAGGGAAAGCAGTAATCTTCTGTTTGGTACAGGCGGCGGCGAGAAGATGCGCATCGATGCAAGCGGCAAACTCCTTGTGGGAAAATCTACTGCAGGTTTTGCTAGTAATGGTGTCGAGTTAGATGATTCTCTAAATGCAAATGGTTGGGTTTTATTTGCTACCTCAGACCATTCAGATGGAGATGGTGGTACGGTTGCTCTAAATAGAAAGTCTTTTGATGGAAACTTTATAGAATTTTATAGAGATACTTCAACAGTAGTCGGTAGTATTGGTACTTATTTTGGTGATTTAACAATTGGTACAGGTAATTGTGGTCTTATCTTTAATAGCGGCACTGAGATAATAATACCTGCAAATATCACAACCAATGCTGTTTCTGATGCCGCTGTTGATTTGGGTTACTCCGCAGGTCGCTTCAAAGACCTTTACCTGTCAGGCGGTGCGTACCTAGGCGGTACAGGTTCAGCCAATAAGCTAGACGACTACGAAGAAGGGACGTTTACTGCGTCTTTACGAGGCAGCATTGCGGAGCCTGCAACTCTTGTTACAACTACAGGTTATTACACAAAAATAGGTAGAGATGTTACTTATAACATTAGTTTTGAAAATGTTAATACAACAGGTTATTCAGGAGATGTATCTATATCAGGATTGCCGTTTAATAACGGGTTTGGTCGTCATATGGCCACCGTTGGTGTTTATTCATTGGCAACTTGGACAGAACAAATTGTTGGTTCTGTAGATCAAGCTTCAGCGGTGATTGTAATAAGGGACATTCGTTCAGGAACCTCATGGGCTTCCGCTCAACACAATGCAGGCGGTACACGGTATCTTTGGGTAGCAGGAACTTACATGACAACAGCCTAATTATCTCAAGTGGACTCTTGAGACGGACTAAAGGAGAAGACAATGGCATTAACAAAAGAAGTAGTAGCAGACAAAATCGAAGTAGTCACAGGACAAGATGAGGACGGTAACGCCACTACCTCTGTTCAAGTACGGACTGCTACTAAGGTACTCGAAGACGGCGCTGTAATTTCACAGTCGTATCACCGTCATGTAATTCAATCAGGTGACGACTACTCATCTGAACCCGCTAACGTACAGGCTATTTGTGTAGCCGCATTCGGAGACTAACTAATGGCTACATGGACTATCGCAACACTAGAAAGAGACTTGCAACCAGCAGACATGGACGGTGCAGTAGTAGTAGCACACTGGCGTGTCAGTGAGTCTGAGACTGTAGGTGAAGAAACATTCTCTGCCTCTGCATACGGTACTGTAGGTTTCACACCAGACCCTACAGACCCTGATTACGTCCCCTACGACGATCTAACCGAAGAGGTAGTTTTAGGCTGGGTATGGGAGACTGTCGATCAGGAAGCAACTGAGGCGTCTCTAGCGGCTAAGATTGAAGCAGAGAAGAACCCTGTCACTGCGGCTGGCGTACCTTGGTAATGGACTTGTCTATCATCACAGATATTGCGAACATAGCGACGGCGGTAATTGCTACCGCTTCAATCATCGCGGCCATTACTCCAACGCCGAAAGATGACGTTTGGATTGCCAAGCTCTATAAGTTGTTGGAGGTGTTAGCCGTAAACATAGGCAAAGCAAAACAGTAAGGAGAAAGTGGCATGGGTAAAAATGAAAAAACCCCAATCACAGTGAATGACAAAGAGTATTTCATCGAGGACATGAGCGACGAGCAAGTCACTTGCATCAATCATGTTAAAGACCTTGATCGAAAACTATCAAGCGCCCGCTTCAACGTAGACCAATTATCGGTCGGTCGTGACGCATTCGTTAATATGCTCGCGCAATCTCTACAGTCTGAGGAAGTCACAGATGCGGATTACGACGAGCCTGCTGTTCCTGCTGATTAGTTTTACTGCGCCTGCCTTCGGGCAGGACATTATTCCCGCGCCAGAGATTGACCCGCCCCCTGAGCTACCTACTGACGGCAATGATATACGCCGTGATGACGGCACACGTATTGAAGGCGACTTGAATACGTCGAACTCTAATAACGGTAATGTCAGTAAAACCTATAACGGTGCTGGCTCTAACAGTATGCCGGTCAGTACAGCCATCAGCCCGTCATTAATGTCTAGCGGTAGTGAGTCATGCTTGCAGTCTATTAGTGGCGGCGTCCAGCTTGTTGGCTTTGGCCTGTCTTCTGGTAAGTACGTGCAAGACACTGAGTGTAATCGGCGAAGAAATGCCATTACGCTCAGTAATATGGGCATGAAAATTGCGGCAGTCTCGTTAATGTGTCAAAACGCCGACGTGTGGCGGGCAATGCTTCTCGCGGCCACACCCTGTCCAGTGGTAAAATACGGGAAGATAATCGTTGGCAAGCGGGCCATGCTTGAAATAAAGCAAAGGCCAACGCTATTGATACCAGATTACGAATCAAACCGAGAGTTTTACGACGCCATATTGGGCATGGGGGTTGAGACAGATGAGGCAGAAGTACCTACTGGCAGTTTGTCTTCTCGCTATCGCACCGGCACAAGCGAACGAAATAGATAACCTAGTCAACGCCTCGCAAGATATTCGCAATACTTTTAAGTATGGCATCAAGGCCATCGCTGGCATGGACTCATACGCCGCTAGAGGCTTCATATCGCCTGACGGTACTATCGACCAAGGTTTATTAGACAAAGCCAAACAGGACGCTTACAACGCGGCTGTGATGGCTGTTCAGAATGCCGAGTACAACTACGACCCAAACTCACAGCAATACTTCGAGGATGAAGCCAACAGCGCAATGGATGTTGTCAGCCAAACTATCGACGCTTATGTCGAGGCCGCGCAAGTCTTGATCGAAGTTGCCACCGTCAATGAATTGGCGCAAGACGCACAAGAAGCAGAGGACGAAAGGCAGGCAATGGAGTTGCAGGAGTACATTGCGGCGAATGATGTCACGCTACAAGACCAAGAGGTTGAGGAATACAACGACGCCTTGGTAGCCGTACAAGAAGCCACGCAAGTAGCGGCGGCATACATGGCCGTGGCTAATGACGAAACGCTATTAGAGCAAGCCGATGACATGGCTTATGACTTGCGAGTTACTTATCAGGAGGCCGCGACCTCATTCTTTGACGTAGCGACTCAGGCGATGTGGGTGTCATTTGATGGCGGCACAACGATCCAAGGCTTGGCATTAAGTGATTACTTCGTCACAGTGGAAAGCGTACTTGTAGAAGGCGAGACTCAAGACTTCTTCACTAGTTCACCAGAAGGCGGTTGCTGGTTCGCCGCAGATCCGGAGGCTTGTTACAACGATGGCCCTTGAAGACTTAGAATTGAACGTCGGCGGGACGCAGATTAAAGGCGTTTGGATTGCTATCGTTCTGACTTTTAGCTCGACTATTGGTGGCGGTATATGGACAGCTTCAGAATTCTTCAGCCGACTAGAGGCTCTAGAATCCTCTGTAACAGACGCAAGCTCTGAGACGGGCGTTACGCAGGCAAGGTTCGAGGATTTGCGTGAGAGGCAATCAGAGGCGTTACAAGGTTATGAGGTAGCAATCTCTAACATGCAACAGCAACTTGACGACAACAACGTCGCTGGCCTAAACGCAAAGCTCAGTGAATTGTCTACAAACCTAACGCAGATCATGGAGCTACAGCGTGACCTATTGCCATTGCGTGACCGTGTTGCCTCGGTGGAAAAGTCAAACAGCGAGACTGTCTTAACAGTCAATGCTAAAATAGAAGCCTTAAACACCATTGACGACCGCATCAAAAGACTACAGCGAGACATGGATGACGCGTGGACTGCAATGGATGAGTTAGCTAACCCACTGGGCAGATAATATGAACCTCGCAGAAGAAGCATTGAGCAAACTGGCAACACACGAAGCGCAATGTGAAGAGCGTTTGAAGCGACTGGACGAAAAGATCGACGATACCCGAAACGACATTGACGAAGTTCGTAAAGACGTTAAGAGCGTCAACAACACGGTACTTGCTATCTACCCATTTATTCTTGGAGCGATCGTCGTGTCGCAGTGGCTCAAGTAATGTATCAATTTCACCCCGAACACCCGACTCCCAATGTGTACCTTGACGTAGCTCGCGATGCGATATCGAACTCAAAGATCGTGCATAAGTTTGGCGCTAACTTTGACATTGACCAAGCAACTGACCCTGAGAGTGTTTGGTCTGGTGGTGGCTTGTATCCGTGGGCGGCACTAGCGACCGCACAGACTATCTACTGCCTAAGCACTAGCGCCAGCGACACAGCAGTGCTGACCATAGAGGGTTTAGATTCTAGCTACCACGAGATAAGCGAGACTGTAACCTTGACCGGCACGTCTGCTGTCACAACCACAAACCAGTTTATTCGCGTGTTCCGCATGACCTACGAAGACGGTGCAAACGTGGGCGACATCACAGCACGTACTATAAGCGCGTCAGGAACCGTTGTAGCGCAAATAGACGTAGGGTATGCACAAACACTCATGGCTGTTTACACAATCCCAGCGGGCCATACAGGCTATCTGGTGGCGCTTGACTCGACCATTGACTCAAACAAGAACGCACAGATCATGATGTATCACCGGCTAACTGGTAAGCCGTTTAGAATCGCCCACATTGCAGAGACTGCGGGACACTACCGATACGACTTTCACGCGCCACTAAGAATCCCAGAGAAGACAGACATCGACATACGCATTGATAATGTCAGCGGCAATGATGCGCGCGTTACGGCCAACTTCGACATCGTGCTGATAAGGGACTGATATGTGGCAGACTTTATTAGGTCCGGTGGTCAATATTGTAGGGGGACACCTTGAAAGAAAGGGCGAAGAGAAGCGCGCGTTACATGACCGCAAAATGGAAGCAATTAAACAGGACGCGAACTGGGAAAATATTCACGCAAGCAATGCTAGTTCTTCTTGGAGGGACGAGTTTTTTAGCCTGCTCTTTAGTATTCCTCTTGTGCTTTGTTTTATTCCACCTCTCGTCCCTTATGTTCGCGACGGTTTCGAGGTTTTGGAAACCATGCCAGAATATTACCGAATGCTCTTGGGCGCGCTTGTCGCAAGCAGTGTCGGACTTCGCGGACTTACTAAGTGGAAAGGGTAATGTATAAGCACTTCGATATATCAGAATTTCGCTGTCGTGAGACGGGCGAGAATGACATGAAGCCAGAGTTTATCTATATGCTTGATGAGTTACGCGAGCGCGTAAACCGACCGCTGGTCATCACGTCAGGCTATCGCTCAAAAGAACACACCGCAGAGCGCAACAAAGAAAAAGGCGGCACTCACACGCAGGGAATCGCCGCAGACATAGCAGTGTCTAACGGCGTGGATAGAATGATGATCGTTAAAGAAGCCCTGAGCATGGGCTTTGGTGGAATAGGCGTGGCGCGTACATTCGTCCATGTGGATATGCGGGCAACCACACCCGTAATGTGGACTTACGGATAAAATAATTACAAAAAAAGATACACACTTATCGTAAATGGTGTATTCTGACATTGTTCCATGTGGAACTTTGAAGGGAGAAACACCATGCAAATCGCAATTCAAATCAGCAAGCAGGTAGAAGATTGGGACAAGTTCGTTGAAGAACTGGAAGCAATCGAAGTTACCGCTCGCGCTGAAGACTACGACGCAGAAGCTAAAGTCGTCACCCTCTTAGTAGATCAAAACTCAATCGACGATCACTACCACCCTGTCGGCGGCCGCTATCCCGTGGAGTTCGAGGGGCGCAAAGAGTTTGTTGAGGAGGTCGGTATCTGTGTCCATTCGTGCAAGTGGCAAGACCACAACATCATCAACGCAGAGGAAGTCTGCGCAACATTAGAGGGGCTAGATTATGTCAATTAAATTTTTAGAGCCAAAGCCGATTAAGGCAGAGCTTATTCAAGAGCTAGACGGGCTGGTTGGTCAACTGCACAACCTGTCGATTCGTAAGCCTATAGCGTTTCATGTGCAAGAAGCGGCAATGGAAGCGAGGATGGCGGATTTTTTAGAGCTGTCAGAACAAGACTTTATTCGTGGCTGGACTGACTGGGAGGAAGGCATCCAGCACAAGGAAGGGCAATCGGAGGCGTACAACGCTGGCTATGCTGACTGCTACGAGTATGAAAACAGAGGAGGTCAGTAATGTCTGACGGCATCGTTAAAATCCATGGCAAAGAGTACAAGACGGTTGCGTTACGTGTGGCAGAGTTTAGAGCCAAGCACCCTGACTACACGATTCTCACTGAGCTTGTAGAGGCTAACGACGTGCTGGTCGTTATGAAGGCAACAATCTCAGCCGCCGGTATGGTCATCGCTACCGGTCACGCTGAAGAGGTCAGATCGGCAAGTAAGATTAACAGTCAGGCCGCGATGGAAGTGGCAGAGAGTTCAGCGGTGGGCAGAGCCTTGGCATTCTTTGGGCTAGGCGGCACGGAGATAGCCAGTGCTGATGAGGTGGCTAACGCTATCACTCAGCAGAATGACGGCGAGTTTATCGAGTACATGGCGCTTGTCCGCGATCACTTTGACTGGGTGATGTATGCCAAAGAAGCAATCGCAAATGAGGACTGGCAGTCACTGGCCGGTATATGGGGCGACATTGACCACGACACGATGGCTCAGTTGTTCCGCGCTCCTACTAAGGGCGGCATTTTTACAACCACAGAGCGGGCGGCCTGTAAGGGCAACGACGCATTCAACCAAGCAAGAAAGGAGTTAGCAACCAATGGAGTATGACAACACGAACCGAGGCGTCCTTTTTAAGAACGACCGCAAAGAGAAAGAAACCCACCCTGACTACAAGGGCAATTACACCGATGGCAATGGTCAGGAGTTCTGGCTGTCAGCGTGGCTCAAGAAGGACAAAAATGGCAACACGTTTATGTCACTCAGCACGACGGCAAAGGATGATGCGCATAACAGGGGCATGGCTCAAGTACGTCAAGCCGCAAAGCCGACACAGGAGCTAGAAGATGATCTGCCGTTCTAAAACAGGGGTAGCGTTGCAGAAGGCGCAGGTATTGTCGGGCGTGTCTAACGATCAACTGGCAAAGGAGTTTAACGTGTCAAAGGTGCAGATTAGCCGATGGCGTCATCAAGAGGATATGAAGTTTAGCCGCGTTGTTAAGTTGTGCGACCGGCTTAATTTGACCATTGATGAGTTTGAGAAGTTAGGGAGGTAAAACAAGGGCCACGTCTTAGGTGGCCCCGAACCACTTGCGGAAGGGTATACGCTTGTGGCATCCTTAGATTGCACTCAGAGGATAGGAAGAATTGTACAGCAATCTAGCTGTCTGTACACCTATCTCACCTATCCCACCTAAATGAGTGCCTAGTCGAGCCTAGTCAAATAGTGCTGTCTCAGGTGCAGTCGCTCAAGAAAGCCGAATCATTCCTACGACCTTTAGAGGCGGGGACGAACAGTGGTTATGTTGCCAAGTAGTAAGGGCGCGGTCTGGCAGAGCCGTTAATTATCTGCACTGATACTGTATGAATGATGGACTAGCTGGAATCTTGTATAGGGCAACAACCGCCTCTAATGATTTCTATTGTCTAAAAAAAGGAGAAGGGGAATGAGTAAAAAAACATCACTATACTTTGCTCAAATAATTGGCGAACCAAAAGCAAACACGAGCCAAAAAAGTCAAACAGAGCGAAGAATTTACGACGCCAAAAGAAAGCTTCACGAGGTGACTTGTTACAAGTGTGGGGGAAAAAGAAAAATACCTTTAAAAGTTTTAAATGCACAGCTTACAAGTTACAAAGCAATGCGGACGGAAAATGAAGGCAATCATTTTTGCTGTTATGAATGCATTAACGTTGGCTTAAAAGAAGTGACGGAAGCTAGAATTAATACGGCTGGTGAGCAAAAACTAAAAAAGGCGATAGCAGTATTGAAAAAAGCGAGGAAATTCAAAGCGGCTGAACTCCTTGAAGGCAAGTTGGAGGCTTTACTATGATTTGCAAAGACGGCACTGATTGGCAACCAACAGACGAGCAAATTCTAGGCTGGCAACACGCCTATCCAGAGGTTGACGTTTTTGCAGAGCTTACCGTAATGGCTGTATGGCTTGACTCTAATGAGCCTAAGCGGAAGACAGAGCGGGGGATGCCCCGCTTTATTAACTCATGGCTGTCACGGGCAAACCAAAAAGGCGGCAGTCCGTTCGCTCAGGAGGCAGAGAAAGAGAGTGGCAAGATACCGATGAAGAGGTGGACTCAGCTTGACGATTGCACCCACGACTTCATGCAGAGCGAAAGTTATCGGCAGTCCTGCCTCAATCGATTTGGGCAGTACATCACAATGGACGGCGTGAGGGTGACGCAATGAGTAATGTTGCTAGCATTTACAGCGGCGAAAAATATAACAAACGCACAATTCTAGAAGGTGGAGTTGGTCAGATTGCGGGATGGCAAGGCGAGGCGGCGTTTGCTTTAGAGCTTATGAAACACAAACTACCTTTTACGCATACGGGATGTCTGAATCACCCGTACGATTTTGTCGTGTATTCAAGAGGCCGAAAGATCACTATCGACGTTAAATGCAAAAAACGAAACGTACAGCCATCTTCAACATACGAAGGCCACATCAATACTTACCAACAAAAATTTAACGTCATGGCCTACGTCTTTGCAAACGTGACACAAGGTGAGGTGACGTTTATGGGCTGGATGTACAAAAAACGCTTTTGGGAAAAAGCAAATATTGTAGAAAAAGGCCAACTGACTGAGGGCGGTTTCACTGAGTACGATCAGAGCGCAAAAATGCGTTACGTTGAAATGATTCCAATGGACGCGCTGTGGGAGAGACTCTGTGATGGGTGAATTCTGGCTGATAAAAAACCCGACAGAAGTCAAAGACCGCATTGAGGCTTTCAAGAAATTTCTTGAAAAAGAATGGTGCTGGGACAAGCCAGTGTCGTGGCAAGTCAGAGAGTACAAGCCGCGCCGCTCACTGAGTCAGAACGACCTGTTCCATGTTTGGGTTAGGGATATGCTCAGACACTTCAAAAAGAAGGGCGGCTTTACCGGCACAGAGGAAGAATTAAAGCTGATGGTGAAGTACAAGTTCCTCGGCACAGAGGATATTGAGGTAGGCAGTACGAACATACCGGCGCAGGTTCGACGCACTTCGGCGCTTGATAGGGGGGAAATGTTATACTTCATGCAACAAGTAGAGGCATGGTGCATTGATCTAGGTGTCAAATTAACCAAACCTCAGAATAGTGAGTACACCAAACTGGGGGGATAAGCATGAGCTTATTGCAGTTTTGTACAACTGAGCATCAGCGCAAGGTCATCACTCTGCATGAAGAGGGGTTAGGCTACCAGAAAATTGGTGACACATTAGGGATAGGAAAATACTCTGCTCGTGACATCATAAAAAATGTAAAGGGCAAGGCCGCCACGCAAGGTCACTCGCCTGCTCACGACATGATTCACACTGTCCCTGATGGCTTCAGCGTGAAGGGCGTATCGACCTACTACAACGATGAAGGCAAGCCGGTCGGCCAATGGGTTAAGAGCCAGTCTGACAAAGAACACGCACTGCAAGTCGCGTTGGATCACTTTAAACAAGGCTTAAAAGACGACCTCAAAGGCTTGGCAAAGCCGATCAAGAAAAGCAAAGCGCAAAAACACAAAGACCGCATGGCAGTCACAATCGTTGGCGACCATCATCTTGGGATGTTGGCATGGAGTCCAGAGACAGGCGGCGACCCTTGGGACTTACAGATTGCGCAAGACACACTGATTAAAGGCGTGGACAAGCTCGTAGCAAGCACTGGCGATTGCTCTGTAGGCGTCTTGCTTAACGTCGGCGACATGATCCATGCTAATAACTTAAAAGGCGAGACAGGCGCAGGCACGCCCCTTGATGTTTCTGACAGGGCAGGAAAGACCATCAGGGCCGCAGGCAACCTATTCCAAATCATTGTGACTCGGATGCTTCAGCAGTATGACGAGGTATGGCTAATCAACGCGCGAGGCAATCACGACCCAGATGCCGCACTGTGGCTGAACGAGATGCTTCGGATGTACTACGAGAAAGAGAAGCGCGTAAAGGTGTTTGATAACTTCAACAAGTTCATTCACTTCGAGTGGGGCAACAACTTCGTAGTGACACATCACGGCGACAAGATACGCACTCGCCAGCTATACGAAGCAATCACACGTGACTACGCCGAGCAGTGGGGCAGAACAAAGTACCGCTTTGCGTGGACAGGTCATATCCATCATAAGCAATCAGAAGAGCTGGGGGGGCTTACATGGGAATCGTGGTCGGTACTCCCGCCCCCTGATTCTTGGCACTCAGGTTCTGGCTTCGGGTCACAACGATCTATTTCTTGTGTAGTATTAGACAAAGAATACGGCGAGTTCAGCCGGTTTAAAGTTGGTATCGAGGCACTGCAATGACAAAACTCCCAATTCTCTCGATGCCCCTACCCGATGGCGGGTCGGTTGTTTGCAGGCTAGAAGCAATCATGGGTGCCACCAGCAATATGCGCAACAACGAACTCACGGATGTTTACGTTGACGTCATGTGTCCTGAAGGCATTACCATCGACGTGGACATCGATTCGTTTACTCAGAATTGGCTCGCGGCACTGATAACCCCCATGTCAGAAATGAGAGAAGATCATGAGATGCACTGAGTGCCATAACGACATGGTGCCGATGTTCACCCGACCCGACGGCAAGCTCGAAGGCTGGGCTTGTGATTGCGGTCACACTGAAATAGCAATACTACGCGAACGACAATTCACTCAAGAGACTTACTATGGCGATAAAGCGAACGAACGCCGACATTTGGTGTAGCAAGGCGGTAAGGCTACGTGACGGCGCTTGTGTGCGATGTGGCAACACAGAAACGAATCAGGCAATGCACATCTATG